CACCCCACCGGCCTCGCCGACCTCGCCTGGATCCTCACCGGCCAAACCCCCACCCAACCCCCACCCACCTACAGCCGCCGCACAGACGGACACGCCCTCTTCTACCCCGGCAAAGTCAACGGCATCTTCGGCGACCCCGAAGGCGGAAAAACCTGGCTCGCCCAAACAGCCATCGTCGAAGCCCTCGCCGCCGACGGCACCGCAGCCATGATCGACGTCGACCACAACGGCGCCGACCACACCGCCGGCCGCCTCCTCCTCCTCGGCGCCACCCCCCAACAACTCGCCGACCCCAACAGGTTCCGCTACTACGAACCCGAAGACGCCGACGAACTCAACGCCGCCATCACCGACCTCGTACGCCACGCCCCCAACGTCGTCGTCATCGACTCCCTCGGCGAAGCCCTCCCCATGCTCGGCGTCTCCACCAACGACGGCGACGAAGTCACCGCAGCCATGCGGAACCTCTGCCAACGCCCCGCCACCGCCGGCTCCTGCGTCATCACCATCGACCACCTCCCCAAGAGCCACGAAGCCCGCACCACCGGCTACGCCATCGGCTCCATCGCCAAGAAACGAATGATGCGCGGCTCCTACATCCGAGCCGACGTACGCCAACAACCAGCCCCCGGCGCCATCGGCCGCATCACCCTCCGCATCGAGAAAGACACCACCGGCGAACTCCGCCGATCCTCAGGCGGCGGCTACGCCGGCACCCTCACCCTCGACTCCACCGCCGACCACATCACCCGCTGGACCATCTCCCGCCAGGAAATGCCCAAGAACGACGACGGCAGCTTCCGACCAACCAACCTCATGGAACGGGTCGCCACCTTCATCGCCGACAACGAGAACTGCACCACCCACGACATCGAGCTCAACGTCCCCGGCAAGGACAAGTGGATCCGAGACGCCATCCAGATACTCGTCACCGAAGGCCACGTCGCACGCACACCAGGCCCCCGCCGATCCATGCTCCACACCCTCCTCATCCCCTACCGAGAGGCCGAAGATGACCACGCACAGACCCTCCACTGACCCCGAAACCACCCCGCCAGCGACTTCGGCCCCACTTCGGCCCGCACTTCGGCCCGACTTCGGCCCAAGGCACCCCGCGGCACCAGGCGAAACGACTTCGGCCCAGGCCCCCCTCTCCTCCGGAGGGGGCCGAAGTCGCGAGCCGAACTCCGGCCGACCAAACGACCTCGGCCCAAACCCCGGGCCGAAGACGCGCCACGCAGCCATGTCGCCGTGACCGACGACCCCATGCAGTGCGACCGCTGCGGCCGACCCCATGCAACCGATCGTGGTGGTCGATCGTGTCGCGGGCATCGACGCGACGGCGGGCCGTGCACGCGGCCGCCCATGCGCGGGCAGCGGGTGTGCCACATGCATGGCGGGAAGTCGCCTGGTGCGGTCGAGAAAGCTGAGCGACGTCGGCAGGAGGCTGAGGCCGGCCGAGTGCTTGCTCGGGTGTGGGACACGACCGCTGCGCCGGTGACGGATGCGGTTGGGGAGATGCAGCGGTTGGCGGGGCAGATGCGGCATGCGGTGGATGTGCTCGGGTCGATGCTCGGCAGTGACCAGGAGCCCTGCGAGGCATGCGGCCGGGTGGATGTGGATCTGGATTCGGCGCCGGGGGTGGCGTGGCTTAGGCAGCAGCGTGAGCTGCGGGCGTTGTTGGAGGCGATGGAGCGGTTGGGGATTGCGCAGCGTTATGTGCAGGTCGAGAGCGCGCGGGTGGAGTTGATCGCGGCGGCGTTGGGGCGGGTGTTTGAGGAGTTGGGGTTGTCCGAGGAGCAACGGGTGGTGGGGGGTCGGGTGTTGTTCGAAGAGTTGCGGGCCGGTGGGGGTGAGGGCTGATGGCGACGGATCTGGAACGGTTCCGGGACCATTGCCGACGCAAGGCTGAGGAGTCGTACGACGGCAGCAACGCCTCTGCGCCGTGTCGTGGTCAGGTCTTCGGGACGAGGAAGCCGGGTCCGCAGCATGGCTGGTGTGCCAGCGATGTGTGTCGCTGTTCGTGTCACGAGCCCACGAGCGCGGAGCGGGGGCTGTGGGCCCAGCTCGCTGACGAGATCGACGCCTACCTTGCTGGTGGCCAGGTAGAGACCCTCTTCGGCGATGCGGTCGATGTCTGCGGGGTCTGTGGCCGTTCGCGGGAGCCGGACCCCGGCGAGGAGTGGTATCCCGTCACTGCCCGGTGCAGTAGGTGTGCGACACCGGAGGTGCCCTGCTTCCTCGAGCCCGCCAACCATGGAGCCCGCCCATGATCTACATCGAGCCCTGCCCGAGCCTGGTGTCCCGGTGGCGGATCAAGCCGCCGTCGACCCAGGTGCGTGACTCCCGCGGCCCCGAGCGGGTCGAGGTTGGCGAAACGGATCCGAGCTTCGTGCGTCGCTCGGTCGGGTTCACCGCCGACCTGATCCCAGAGGTCGAGCCTCTGGTCTGGGAGGGGGACTCTGCGTGATCGCCGGCCGCAACTGTCCGCACACCGACGTCGAACCCGTCGAGGTCAGATTCCTCGGCGAGGTCGAGTTCGTCGCGCAGGTTTGCTGCGACTGCCTCGCCGCGCTGCCGGCGAACTGGGGTTGCACAGGCTGCTCGTGGGTCGAAGTCCGCACCCTCGCCGACGGCATCCCCCAGCTGGTGCCCGGGACCCCGTGCCCCACCCACGCGAAGGCGAGCATCCTGTGACCGAGCACCGTCCACCCGCCTGCCACTACGACCGCGCCCTCGACGCCCGGGTCACCCGCGAACATCGCGACGACTGCCCCGACCCCACCACCCACGGCGGATGCGCACCCTGCACCGCCCGCCACTGCGTCGTCTGCGGCAACACCCACGCCACCAACGACCACCCCCAAACCTGCCCCACATGCCTCGGCAAGATCCGCGACGACCTCACCGACATCCAGGCCTGCTACACCGCCCTCGCCGTCGAAGCCCAAGACGCCGGCGCCGACGGCCGCCTCGTCGCCGCCGCACCCATCCCCGGCGGCACCGCAGCCGTCCTCATCGGCCCCACCGTCCGCCTCGACATCCTCCGCGTCTCCCGCCACACCCGCGACGACCACGCCGTCGACCGCAAGGGCCACAGCCACGACCCCCTCCCACCCCTCGCCGTGCTCGCCCAGTGGGAGGACATGTGGCGCGCCTGGTTCAACCAAACCCGCGGCAACCGTCGCGCCTCCGTGTCGGCCGCCCTGGCCTACTTCGACCAGCACCTCGACGTGATGTCCCAAGAGACTGAGGGGCCGGATTGGTTGGCGTTCACCCGTCAGATCCGGTCGCTCAGGTCGAGCCTCGAGCATGCGCTGCACGATGAGCGCGCACCCGAGGAGGGCGTGGACTGCTTCGAGTGTGGCGAGCAGCTCGTCCGCCGGTTCCGCGACCCCAAGAGGTGCAGGCACGAAACCCCGGCTCGGATGCAGCTGGCCGAACGCCTCCGCGCACGGCCACCGGCGATTGCTTGGCTCGAGCTGCTCCGTGGTTATGGCCTCCCGGCATGGAACCACGAGCTCGCTGCCGCGCGACTCCCGTCCAACGAGCTGCTCCATCTGGCCAAGGCCCCCTGCCCGCAATGCAACCAGGGTGGGATCGACGACCCCACCGCCGGGCTGTCATGGGAGTGCCCCGGATGCCGCAAGGAGTACGACCCGGGCGAGTACGCCACCGCCGTACGCCGTGACCTGCTCGACAACGGTCGGGACGGCGACGGGTGGACCCACGTGAGCATGGCTGCCGAAGCCGCGACCACGCTGACCGGGCACGTGTTGCCGCCGGCGACGGTGCGGAAGTGGATGGACCGCGGAAAGGTCGCGTCGCTGTGCCGGTGGGCGCCAGGCAAGATGTGGGGGCTGCGGTTGGTGTACTGGCCCGATGTCGCGGATGAGGCGGTCGAGGCGGTGCGGCGGTGGAAGGAGCTCGAGCAGGCTCGCGCTCGCCGGGCCAAGCAGTTTGAGGCGTGGTCGGAGGCCGTCGACGCTGGGGAGGATCCGGCGGTGGCTGGTGAGCGGTTGCGGATCCATCCACAGCGAGTGCAGCGGTTCATCGACGAGCGCGAGAGAATCACGGCATGAGCGGGTTGATGCAGTTCCTTCTGGCCCGGGTCGCTGAGGACGAGGCTGCGGCTCAGTTGGCGATCGCGGACGGAATGCCGCGTAAGCGCCTGGCCGAAGTCGCGGCCAAGCGACGCATCATCGAGGAGCACCGACATGGTGAGAGGTGGCGGAAGGGGGACACCTGGATCTCCGCGATCGTGTACAGGGAAGGCGACGAGGACAAGGGCTGGGTGTACGAGCCGCCCGCTTGTCTTGCAGTCCTCGCTGCTGTGTACGTCGACCACCCCGACTACGACGAGGCGTGGCGGCCATGGCCCGTCTCCAAGGACACGCCGCTCAACTAGGGTCACTTGACTTCACACGTGTCACCGGTGTCTTATCTCCTCAAGAACCCCCTACCCAAAATCCGGTGGAAGGGGGTTCTCGCACGTCCAGGGGGTGACCGGTGACGCTCACCCAGGCCACCTGGATCGACGCTCTCGAACGCAGGGTCACCGGCACGATCATCCCCGCCCCGACGCCCGATCCCGACGCCCAGGACGAAGCCGACGAGGAGACCGATCCGCGGTGGCGTACACCGGGCACCCTCGCCGTCACGCTGAACCCCAAGACCGTCCAGACCCCCGCCCTCGACCTCATCGACCGCGAGCTGCAGCAACTCCTCGACACCCCCGACGGTCGGCTCATCGTGGTCATGCCACCCCAGGAGGGCAAGTCCACCCGCGTCACCAAGGACCTCGTGCTCTGGGTCCTCAAGCACCGGCCCTGGACCCGGTGCGTCACCGGCTCCTACGGCCAGTCGCTGGCCAACCGCAATGGCCGCGCGATCCGCAACACGATCCTGACCCACCCCGAGCTGCGGATGCGGATCGCCCCCGACAATGGCTCCGCGTCTGAGTGGCAGCTCGACGGCCATGACGGCGGGGTCGTCTCCGTCGGTGTCGGCGCCGGCCTGACCGGTCGACCCGCGGACCTGATGATCATCGACGACCCGATCAAGGACCGTAAGGAAGCCGACTCCGAGGTCTACCGGCAGTCGGTGTGGGACTGGTGGACCGACGTCGCCTCGACCCGACTCGCGCCCGGCGCACCAGTGGTGCTGATCCTCACCCGGTGGCACGACGACGACCTCGCCGGCCGCCTCACCACAGCGGAGGACGGGCACCTGTGGAAGGTGCTGCGGATCCCAGCCGAGGCCGACCACGACCCCGAGAAGGGCGAGACCGATCCGCTCGGCCGGAAGCCGGGCGAGTTCCTGCAGTCGGCCCGCGGCCGCACCCCGGACCAGTGGCGTGCGATCCGCACCCGGGTCGGCGCGCGCACATGGCAGGCGCTCTACCAGGGCCGACCGTCGTCAGCGACGGGCACGATCTTCAAGCGAGACTGGTGGCAACGCTACGAGCAGCCACTGTGGATCGAACGCGACGACGGATCCCGGTACGTCACCCACTACGACGAACTCACCCTCTCGTGGGACATGACGTTCAAGGGCACCGAGGGCACCGACAAGGTCGCTGGGCAGGTGTGGATGCGCCGCGGCGCAGACGCCTACCTCCTCGACCGAGTGAACCGGCGAATGGACTTCGTCGAGACGGTCGCCGAGTTCCGGAAGATGGCGGCACGGTGGCCCCAGGCGCTCTTGAAGCTCGTCGAGGACAAGGCCAACGGGCCGGCGGTGATCTCCATGCTGGGTCGCCGGATCCCAGGGATCGTGCCGGTGGAGCCGGATGGCGGTAAGGAAGCTCGGGCGGCGGCGGTGTCGCCGCTGGTGGAGTCGGGCAACGTGTGGCTGCCTGCAAGCGAGCTCGCTGCGTGGTCGGACGAGGTGATCGACGAGTGCGCGGCGTTCCCGACCGGTGCGCACGACGACGACGTGGATGCGTTGTCGCAGGCGTTGAACCGGATGGTCTTGCAGCCGCTGTTGACGGGCCGGGATCTGGTGACCGAGGACGACCTGGACGAGGAGCTCGCGGAGTGGTCGGGCATCTCCCCGTTCTGACTTGACGAAACGCGACCCGATCTGAGGAGGACACGCGTGGGCCTCTTCGACGTGATCGGCGCACTCAAGCCCGAGAGCATCACTGAGACACTCGACCAGGTCGAGGGTGCAGTGACCTGGGCACAGGTCGCCGAGCAGATCGACCAGATGGCCAACACCATCGAGATCCTCGAAGAGGCCGTCGCCGAAGCCGGCCTGGCCGACGTCGAGCTCGCATTCGAAGACCGCGAGTGGCGGGCGCTCGGGTTCGTCGCCATGGAGACCTTCTCGCGTGCCGGGTTCCTCGACGCCGCCCGCCTGTGCCGGGTGATGGCGGTCGTCAACCCCCTCATCAAGCGCGGACTCGCTCTCCGCGCGGCGTACGTGTGGGGCAAGGGCGGTGTCTCGGTGCAGGCCCGTGCCGCAGGCCCCACTGAGGACAACCCGCAAATGCAGGACGTCAACGCCGTGGTGCAGGCGTTCTGGGACGACAAGGCCACCCGCAAGGTGCTCTCCGGGGCGACGGCCCGGGAGACCAATGAGCGCACCCTCGGCACCGACGGCATGCTCGCGGTGGCCCTGTTCACCAAGCCGCTCACGGGTCGGGTGCAGCCGCGGCTGATCCCCACCAGCGAGATCGTCGACGTGATCCGCAACCCCGACGATGCGACCGAGGTGTGGTTCTACAAGCGGGTCCACTCCCGCCGTACCTACACCGGCGTCGACGGCGCACCGATCACCGACCAGGTGACCACGTTCTACCCCGACATCGACTACCGCCCCCGCGGTGCACGCGTCACGAAGGTCCGTGGCGCTGAGGGTGCCGGCACGGCGACGATCATGTGGGACGCCCCGATCGCCTTCCTCAGGGTCAACGCGCTCCCTGATTGGGACTTCGGCATCGGCGACGCGTTCGCGGCTATCCCGTGGGCTCGGGCGTACAAGGAGTTCCTCGAGGACTGGGCCAAGCTCATGAAGTCTCTGTCGCGGTTCGCGTGGCGGATGACCTCGACCACGAAGAACCGAGCACAGAAGGCCGCCGCCGCGATTGCCGCCTCAGCGCCCGGCCAGGCCGGGGACAGTGGTGTCGGCGCGGTCGCCAGCGGCGGACCAGGCATGGGGATGCTCGAAGCGATCCCGAAGTCTGGGGCGACGATCGACGCGGAGTCGGGGAAGCCGCTGGCCGCGATGGTCGCGGCCGGGATGGATGTCCCGGTGACGATGCTCCTCACCGACCCCGGGATCACCGGCGCCAGGGCCACCGCGGAGACACTGGATACACCTACCGAGCTGATGGCGGGCGGTCGCCGGGACGTGTGGTCGGATTTCCTCGACGGGATCCTGGGATATGTCATCGACCAGCAGGTGAAGGCACCCCGCGGGGCCCTCAATGGCACCGTGACCCGGGACGAGTGGGACCGTGAGGTCGTCGAGCTGGCTGGGGACACGCCGCGGACGATCGACTACGACTGGCCGGACCTGACCGAGATCTCGGTGAAGGACCTGGTGGAGGCGATCGCGGCGGCCGACGCCACCGGGAAGATGCCGCCGTTGACGACGGTGCGGCTGCTGTTGCAGGCCCTTGGTGTACGCGACGTCGACGAGCTCCTCGAGCAGGTGACCGACGAGGACGGGAACTGGGTCGATCCCGACGCGAACGCTGGTCAGGCTGCGGTGGATGCGTTCCGTCGTGGCGAGGACCCGGCGGAGGCTGTCCGCTGATGGCCGTCGTGGTGGGCCGGGTCGAGGTCCTGTCCCTGGAGACCGGCCTGTGGTGCATGGACTGCATGCTCTCGACGGGACTGCGGCTGTGGTACGTCACCTCGACCGGGCTCGCTTCGACGCTGCGGAGCAAGGCCGAGTGCCGCGAGTGCGGCGGCCGCGATCTGAACGAGGCCTAGCCGGGTGGCCATCACCCGCCGCACCCTGCGGCTCACCCACGACATGCGTGACGCCATCGACCGGATCGTCGACGCCCGCACCCGTGCGCTGGTCAGCGCCTGGGCGGCCGCGTGGGACGAGATCGCACCCGACCTAACCCAGCTCCTCGTTGACATGCTGACCAGCGGCGACAAGATCACCCGCACCCAACTGTTGCGGTCCACCCGGCTCCGCGGTGCACTGGTGGTGATCGCCGAGCATCTGCGTCGCCTCGGGATGGAGGCGGGAGTGTCGATCGTCGGAGACCTCGATGACCTCATCGAGGCGGCCGGCGGCGCGCAGGCCTCCATCATCGACTCCCAGCTACCGCCCGGATTCATGGACGCGGACGCGTTGGCGTCGTGGTCGCGGGTTGACCCCGAGCAGGTCGCCGCGATCATTGACCGCTCCACCGGCCAGATCCTCGCCAAGACACGGCCCGTCGCCGCGGACACCTACGACGCGATCCGACGCGAGCTCATGCGCGGTATCGCGGCCGGGCCAGGCCCGCGGGACACGGCGTACCGGATGGTGCGGCGGGTGGAGAACCGGTTCAACTTCGGCCTCACTCGGGCGCTCGTGGTGGCCCGGACCGAGATGCCCGACGCGCACCGTCACGCAGCGATGCTCGGCCGCCAGGCTCACGCGGATGTGCTGACCGGCTGGACCTGGGTGTGCGCCCTGGACACGCGGACCTGCGAGTCGTGCCTCGCGCAGAACGGCAGCGTGCACCCGATCTCTGAACCAGGCCCGTTCGACCACCACCAGGGTCGCTGTGTTGGGGTGCCGACCACCAAGTCCTGGCGGGATCTCGGGATCGATATCCCCGAGCCGGAGTCGGTGCTCCCCGACGCCCGGGCCTGGTTCGACGACCTCCCGGCCGAGCGGCAACTGCAGATCATGGGCCCGGCCCGCCTCGAGCTGCTGCAGTCGGGACAGATCGGGTGGGACGACCTGTCGACGCGGCGCACGACGCCGGAGTGGCGCGACTCTTGGCATCCGACCCCATTGCGGGATCTACGCCGGATCGCGGCTCAGAGGGGCGGCCGGGCGTCGCCGAGCGCTGCCTGACCGGGTTCGTAGCGGCTGGTGCCGCAGTGGATGCACATGGCCACGGCATCGGCGCCTCGCAGGGTGAGGCGGAGTTCGGTGATCTGCCAGTCGTGCGGGCAGTCCACCGGCTGGTCTTGCTCGTCGAGCACCCTCGCACGCTACCCGCTCGCTACCCCTTGGAGGGAGGCCCGACGCATGGGCACAGGTCAGCCGACGCTGGTCATGGTCACAGAGGCCGGCGGCAAGGTCACTCAGGCAGGGAAGACCGGCCGTACCCGGATGATCCAGCTGATCGACGTCGGCTGGGGGTCGTCGGGCTACTACTCGGCCGAGACGCTGCAGGCCGCTGCTGAGGAGCGGGTGTTCCCCGCCGGCACGCACATGTACCTCGACCACCCCACCGTCACCGAGACGGAGGAGCGGCCGGAACGGTCGGTGAAGGATCTGGCGGCTGTGTTGGCCTCCGACGCGGTGTACGTCGACGGGGCGCTGGTGGGGGAGGCGACGATCTTCGCGCCGTACCGGGCGTCGATCAACGAGATCGCGTCCTCGATCGGGGTGTCGATCCGCGCGTCTGCCGAGGTGACCGACGGCGGCACCGCCGAGGGTCGTCGCGGCCGGATCATCGAGCGGCTCATCCCATCGGCCACCAACTCGGTCGACTTTGTCACCCACGCCGGCCGCGGCGGGAAGGTCCTCGAGGTCCTCGAATCCGCCCGAGCGAAGGCCGAGGAGGCCCGCAACCTCGGGCAGTGGCTGGAGTCCCGCATCCACCAGCACTTCACCAACATCGCCGACGACCTCGCCGGCGAGGGCCACATGACCCGCGAGGAGCGCATCGGGCTCTCCTCTGCGATCGGGGACGCGCTCGCGGCATTCAACACGCGCATCGCGGCTGACCAGCCCCACCTCTACGAGCGCGACCCGTTCGCGGATCCCAACGCCCCGGCCCCGGTCGGGGAATCAGACGTCTCGGCCAGCCGGCCGGACTCCACCACCAAGTCGAAGGAGGGCGACATGCCCAACATCGAGATCGACGAGGCCGTCCACAAGGACCTCGTTGAGAAGGCCGGCCGGGTGGACACGCTCGAGGCTGAGCGTGACACCGAGAAGGCACGAGCCGACGCCGCCGAGGCCAAGCTCACCGAGGCCGAGAAGAAGACCGCGGAGGGGACCCGTCCCTCGCTGAAGCTGCTCAACGAGGAGCTCACCGAGTCCAAGCGTGAGAACGCACTGCTGCGCGCCGAGAACGTCGCCCGCCCGATCCTCGCCGAGGCCCTGGCCGACGCGATCCTGGTCGACTCCCAGAAGGCCCGCCTGGCACGGACCCTTCTGGTCGACCTGCCGCTGACCGAGGCGCTCGAGCTCGACGAGACGGCGTTCGGCACTCGCTGCCAGGAGGCCATCGGTGTCGCCGAGGAGGAGGCCGCCGAGCTGCTCCAGGCAGCTGGCGTCGGGACCCCGCGCGGTCTCGGTGGCCCGCTGACCCCGGCCACGGAGGCGGCCAGCGCCAAGTTCGACGAGGACCTCTCCGGGGCCCTCCAGTCCATCGGTGGACTCTCCGAGTCTGCCACCAAGATCGCCGTGAAGGGGCGCTGACCCATGGCCAAGAACCGTGTCTACGAGGACGGCAAGCAGCTCAACCTGCCCGTGATCGCCGGCGTCGTCTCCGGTGGGCCCGTGATCGTCGGGATGATCCCCGGCGTCGCCCTCACCAACCGCGACGCCGACGGCTTCGCGACCGTGCAGACCGACGGCGTGTTCAACGTCAGCGTGACCGGCGCGATCGCCTCGGTTGGGCTGCCGGTGTACATCACCTCGGCCACCGGCGCGCTCGTCGTGGCGCCCGGCGCCGGCATCCAGCTCTTCGGCCACGCCCTGGCCACGAAGGGCTCCGGTGCCGGGGTCATCCCCGTCCGCATCGCCCAGTACGCCGTCGCGTCCGACGCCCCGGCCTGATCCAGAGGAGAACCAACATCATGAGCGAGTTCCTGGACCTCCTCGAGACCGTCAAGGCCGAGGACGTTTCCATCGAGCGGATGTTCAACAGCTCGACCGACGGGCGTGGAGTCCGGTCGTTGCGCCGGGAGGACCCCCGCTACAAGCGGGCCCTCACCGAAGCGGCCGTGCTCGTCGACGACGTCTTCCAGGGGCGCCGACCCCTGTACCGGCTGCAGGAAGCGATGTCCACGTCGGACTTCCCGCTGCTGTTCGGCGACATCATCGACCGGTCGATGCTCGGCAAGTACCGCGAGTGGCCGTCGGTGTGGGCACGGATCGCCAAGCGCGGCAGCGTGCGCGACTTCCGCACCAAGCGGCAGTTCACCATGGACGGCGCCGAGGCCGTGCTCCCGAAGGTCAAGCAGGGCGCCGAGTACTCCGAAGCGACCCTGACCGAGGGCAAGTACGACTACTCGATGGACAAGTACGGCCGTCGGGTGCCGCTGCTGTGGGAGTTGTTCATCAACGACGACCTCGACGCGCTCCGCGACACCCCCGACCGGTTGGCCAAGTCGGCCCGGATGACCGAGGAGCGGTTCGCCACGGAGCTGTACGCCGACTCCACTGGTCCCGACGCGGCGTTCTTCACCGGCGCCCGCCGCATCACCTCGGGCGGCACCGGTCTGGACATCGCGAAGCTCTCGGCCGCGCTGCTGGTCCTGTGGGGCCAGACCGACTCCGACGGCAACCCGATCTTCACCGGGGAGGTCCGCCTCGTGGTCCCGCCGGCACTCAAGGTGGCGGCGAACAACATCGTGAACTCCACCGAGATCCGGGTCGCCACCGGCGGCGGCGGCGCGTCCGCGGCCGACCAGCTGGTCGCCAAGAACTGGGTGGGGAGCGAGATCGCGGAGGTCGTGGTCAACCCGTGGCTGCCGATCGTGGACACCTCGGCGAACAAGAACACCACGTGGTACTTGTTCGCGGACCCGGGTGTGGGGCGGCCGGCGATGGAGGTCGGGTTCCTGCGCGGTCACGACTCGCCCGAGCTCTTCATGAAGTCCCCCAACGCCATCCGCATCGGCGGCGGCGCGGTGGGTGCCGAGGAGGGTTCGTTCGAGACCGACGGGATCGACTACAAGGTCCGCCACTGTGTGGGTGGCGGGCTCATGGAGCCGAAGGCCGCGGTCGCCTACATCGGAGCCTGACGTGGCGCGCATCCTGCGGCCACCGTCGGCGGCACCGGAGCCCGAGCTCGACGAGGACGGCAACGTGGTCGAGGAGGTGGATCCGGTGCAGTACGGCCGGATCTACGTCAACGTCAAGGAGCCGGTCGAAGAGCCCGAGCCGGAGCCGCAGGTCGAGGTGGTCACCGAGCCGGCCGCGCCGGAGGGCGAAGTCATCGAGGAGGAAGAGCAGGGCGACTCCGAAGAGGACTCGCCCGAGCCGCCACCGGGCAACGCCTCACGCGACGACTGGGCGGCGTACGCACTCTCGGTCGGAGCAAGCGAGGAAGACCTCGTGGACGAGGACGGCAACGACCTCGGCCGCGACGCCCTCCGCGAGAAGTACGGCACCCCCGCCGAATAAGCGGGGTAGGAGGGGCGGGCCATGTCCAGCAGCTATGTCGTGGGCACGACGCAGGGCTTGGTCCGCCTCCTCCTGTCCGACGTCGCGTCACCGTGGGTGTTCACCGACGATGAGATCAACGCCCTCCTGCTCTTGGAGGGTGGGTCGGTGAAGCGGGCGGCCGCGCAGGCGATCGACACCAACGCCACCAACCTGGTGTTGGCCTCCCGCGTGTTGCGCACCCAGGACCTGCAGACCGACGGCGCGAAGGTGGCCGACGCGATGCGGGCCCACGCCAAGGCGCTGCGGGACCAGGCTGACCGGGAGGACGAGGACGACGCGGACTTCGTGGTCGTCTCCCTTGACCCCGCCGGCCGCTGCGGGTGGTGGTGATGCGTCCGGTCGCGCAGGGCCGTCCCGGGACCGAGGTGATCCCGACCGGCTGGGCTGCCCAGCACGCGGTAGTGGTGGAGCGGACGATGGTGGACGCTGAGGTGTCGCTGCGCGACCCATCCGCCCCCGTGTCGACGGCATGGGATGAATCGACCCAGCAGACCACCCGGGTGCCCGCGCCGCCGTACTGGACAGGCGGCGCGCGGATCCAGGTCCTCAACCAGCAGGGCCGGCAGCTCGTGGCGGCCGAGGACCCGGAGACGGTCGCGTCGTACCTGGTCGTCGTGCCCGCGAGCGTCGTCGCCGGCGAGGGACACCTCGCACGGGTCAACGCCAGCGACGACCCGGCGCTGACCGGGCAGCACCTGCAGGTCGTCACTGTGGCCCGTGGGTCGCACCGGTGGGAGCGGGATCTGTTCTGCTCCCTCACCACCTGAACTAGCGAAGGGGGTTCGGTCGTGGGCATCAGCGTCGACATCAGCGAAGTCCGGGCCGTCTCCTCCCGCATGGCCACCGCCGGCGCCCGTGTGGGTGCCGGGATGGCGTTGATCGTCCGCAAGACCGCGTTCGACATCGAGGCCGACGCCAAGGCCCTTGCACCGGTCGACACAGGCAACCTGCGCAACTCCATCTCGACCGACATCAGCGGCGACGGGCGGTTCGCGGGCATGTCGGCCGAGATCGGTCCGACCGCGGAGTACGGCATCTGGCTTGAGGTTGGGACGAGTGTGATGGCACCTCAGCCGTACATGGGGCCCGCCTATGACAGGCGCGTGGGTCCGTACACGGAGGCGCTGGCGCAGCTAGCCGAGCGCCAGGCGCTCTAGCTTCCGCTGCCAGGCCCCGCCGACTCGGAACGACCCGGCGCCGATCCCGATGAGATCGAGTCCAGTCTCGCGGCAGCGGCGGATCTTGAGTTCGCGGCGCTGCTGGTAGATCGGGTAGCCAGTGACGCCCCAGACTTCGATATAGGTCTGGCCGACGAGGAAGTCGGCTCGGTAGCGACGGTCCCAGGGGTATCGCGGTTCGAGTTCGTGGTCGAGGCCGTGGTCGCTGAGCCAGTCGTCGACGAGCACCTCGTAGGTGGACCGCGCGAGATGGCCGTCTCGACAAGGGAACCGTTCGTCTCGCCAGCCGTCGTAGCGGACGGGGATGCCGTACTGGCGGCACCTGGTGCTGAGCAGGCGGTGAGAGAGTCCGTAGGCCTTCGCGATCGAGTGGAGGCTCTCCCCGCCGCCGACCCGGGCTCGTAGCTCCTGCTCGCTGGGCTCAGCGGGAACCACGCCGCGGCGGCGAGTCTCCCACACCGTCGGGCGCCGGAGTTCGTACCGCTTGAGCCACTGACCAACGGCACTCCGGTCGACGCCATAGATCTCGGCCACTCGGTCATACCCCAAGTGCTCCACGTGAATCAGCCGGTGCAGCTCGTCAGCGCTGGGTGGTTCAAGTCCCCGGTTCGCAAGACCGCGGCCCGTAGCCCGACGTTCGATCCCAGCGGCCTTGAGCCACCGCAGCACGGTGATCTTCTGAACGCCGCATTGGTCTGCGATGGCCTGAGCGGTCAACCGCTGGTCGACGTACAGATCCCGAAGAGTCTCGGGTGAAGGTCGATTCGAACTAGCCACAGCCACGCTGGATTCTATCGCGAGTCTGGAACATTCGTCGGGAGGTGGGCAGTGGCGCCGGTCTCCCGCCGCATCATCTACGGCCTCATCGCCCAACGCCTCACCGCCGTGACGAACGCGTACGGCTACTACGGGCAGATCGGCCGCCCCCTGGTCCACAACCTCCCGGTCCCGGCCGATCCGATCGTCAAGGACCCGACGAACGGGAACCTGCAGGTGCAGCCCTACTTCGTGCTCTACCCCGGCGCCGGCGGCGACGGGCCCGACCAGCCGCTCTGCGACACCGACGACGCCCTCTCCCTCGACTGGCGCGTCACCGCGGTCGGCGGCGACGTCGAAGACGTCCTCGCCCTGATCGACCGCATGGACGGCCTCCTCATCGGCTGGACGCCCGTCTCCTCGGGACTCGGCTTCGGCCGCGTCGGCCGACTCCCGGGCACCTCCGCACCGGTGCTGCCCGACACCACCGTCAAGCCGCCGCGGCAGTTCGCGCCGCTGCAGTACGCGCTCGTCGCCACCAACTGACCCACGCCGTCTCGGCTGCGGGTCCACTCCACCACCAAGGAGGGCCGCATGGCCACGCTCACCCCACAGCAGGTGCTCGTCACCGGCATGACCGTCACCATGGGCTCCGCAGCCGGCGGCGGAGACAAGGTCTCACCCGGCACGGTCCTCGTCGTCCGAAACGGCGACGCCTCCGCCAAGACGGTCACCGTCGTCGTCCCCGGCAACACCAAGTACGGCGTCGCCGCCCCCGACTACACCTACTCGGTGCCCGCGTCGGGGATCGCGATGATCGGGCCGCTCCCGCAGGACCTGGCCGACCCGGTCACCAATCTCATCGACATCACCTACTCGGCTGTCACCTCGGTGACGGTGGGATCGGTGGCCGTGTGATGAGCGACGGCTTCCTGGACGCCTACGACACCCGCACCGGCCGGATCCACCGTGTCCCGAGGGACTGGATCGGCGACCCCGTGTGCGGCCGCTTCTTGAAGAAGACCCCCTCGCAGCGGGTCCTCGACGGGGAGCTCACCGCGCCCGGTGAGGACGCGACTGCGGGCGAGCTGCGTGACTTCGCCGCCGCAGCGGACCTGGACGTGACCGGGCGCCGCACCCGGAGCGAGCTCGCCGAGGTGGTGACCGCTGCCCTCGACGACGGCGCAGGCCTGCCCACGGCGCCGGACCCGGACGCCCCCACCCCACTCCTCGACGACCCCACCGACCCGGACACCCCGCCGGTGACCGACGAGACCCCGGCCACCACCGGGGGCAAGGAGAACTGACATGGCCGGAATCAAGTCACTCGCCGCCGCGCACATCCGCGTCGCCGTCCTCACCGCCTCGCCGTCGAACCCGCTCGTACCCACCGCGGCCGAGCTCGCCGCCGGCATCGATGCGTCCTGCAAGATCGCGGCGGCCGACTTCCTGTGGACGCCGACCGACTCCGACAAGGTCGCGGACGCGGCGCTGTGCGACGCGAACAACGTCAACGCGCTCGGTGCGTCGAACTACAACCTGGCGCTGACGATCTTCCGGCTTTGGAACGCTGGCACTGGTGTCGCTGACCCGACGGATGACGCCCTCTTCACGGCGATGAAGACCAAGGGCACCACTCTGTGGATCTACGCCAGGGAGACCGGGAAGCTCTACAGCCAGGTGTGGGCGGCCGGCGACGAGGTCTACCTCGGTGGGCAGGTGCTGACGGACTCCCCGCAGCGTCTGGACTCCGGCGGCTACATCAAGCGTCGCATCCCGCTCGAGGCGCAGTCCATGGCCCAGAACATCACCGTCGGCTGAGCTGGCGCGCCCCATCACGGACCCCGGGGGCGGCAGAGACGTCGAGGCTCTGCCGCTCCCGGTCTTCACCACCTCGACACCTCGACAACCCACCTCGACAGGAGCACACCCATGGCACACGTCCAGATCAAGATGGGCCCAGATGGCGGAACCCTCGTCATCAACGGCCACGACATCAGCCGAGACGTCCTGGCCCAAGACTTCCGGCTCGCCCTCTCGACCGACCCGGGGGTCCCCTCGGTGGTCCACTTCGCGGTGAGGGCGACCACCCTGGACGTCGACCTGCCGAACGCCGTCATCGAGGCTCTGCGGGCGCCGGAGGTGGCTCAGTGAGCACCGACGACGAGACCCTCGCCGGCCCCACCCCCACCGAGCCCAGTGGCGTCGGGCGCAGCCCGTTCGGCACCCCCCACCCCCCGGAGAACCCGCTCCCCGACCGGCCACCGGTCAAGCAGTGGACCCTGCAGGAGGTCCTTGCCTCGGCGAAGCGGCACCGCACGGTGGCGCACATCTGCATGCGTGCCGACCTGCAGGCCGAATACGACGAGCTGATGCGCGAGATCGCCGCGCTCGTCGACACCCAAGGCCGCCTCACCCCAGCAGCGGAGGAAACGTTGGGCGACACCGCGGCCGCGGTCGTCCAGGAGAAGGACGCGCGTGCCCAGCTGGTGCGCCGCGAGATGAACACGGCCATGTGGCGGGTCGAGTTCGAGGGCATGCCCGAAGACAAGTGGCGGCCGTTCTACGAGCGGCACTACCCCAAGAAGGCCCGCACCGACGGTGAGACGGACCTGACCGACTTCAACAACCGCCTCATCGCCGAAGTCGCCGTCAACCCCACCCTCACGATCGAGGACGTGATCGAACTCCGCGGTGTCCTCACCGCGCCACAGATCACCGAGCTCGCAAACAAGGCGTGGCTCGCCTGCGCCTCCGGTGGGGTGGACATCCCAAAATCGCCCGCCTTCTTGCGGAACCTGCAGCTGGGGTAGTCCGGGATCTGGTGCGGCTGGCCCGCGATCAGAGGATCGCGCCCACCCTGTTCGCGGGCATGCGGATGCGGGAGCAGGACCTGGTCTACGACGACCCCGAGCACCCCGACCGGGTCACCCGGGTCATCAACTCCCCCGACTACGTCGACGCTGACTTCGCACTCCTCGCCGGGCTCGACGTGTTCGAGAAGAGCCTGTGCCCCGGCTGCGGGTGGCCGCGGGAGATCGCTTGGCACGAGGACATGGCCGGCTGGTTCGAGGGCCTCGAGGTGGTGTGCCACGCGTGCACGGCGATGCAGCCGGTCGACGAGAAGACCGGGATCAAGCGGCCCTATCTGCACCGGCTCGCCTTCGACAACCGGCTCGCGGGTGATGACCGTCTGCCGCCGTTCGTGCTGGGGCTGACCACCACCAGCACCTGACACCCGGGAGGGGGCTCACCGTTGACCGTTGAGTCCCGCTCCGTCGTCGTACGCCTCTCCGCGGAGGCATCGGCCTACATCGGCGAGATGCAGGCCGCCGGCACGCTCGGCGCCGACGCGATGACCAAGGTGGAGAAGTCGGCGCTGCGGTCCTCGGCCGCGGTCGACAAGGTCGGCCGGTCTGCCGGTCAGATCGGGCTGCTCGCCGCGGCAGGCGTGGCGACTGTGGTGTTCGCTGCCGCCCGGTTCGACAAGGCCATGTCCGCGGTCGACGCGGCCACCCACGAGTCGACTCACAACATGGACCTGCTGCGGCAGGCGGCCCTGGACGCCGGTCAGCGGACGGTGTTCTCGGCCACTGAGGCGGCTGGTGCGATCGAGGAGCTCGGCAAGGCTGGTGTCTCCACCGCCGACATCCTCTCGGGCGCGCTTAACGGGGCATTGGACCTGGCGGCGGCCGGCAGCCTCGCGGTGGGCGACGCAGCCGAGTACATCGCCACGTCCCTCAACCAGTTCTCGCTGGAGGGCAAGGAAGCCACCCACGTGGCCGACCTGCTGGCCGCCGGGGCGGGCAAGGCTCAGGGCGAGGTCTCCGACATGGCCTTGGCCCTGTCGTACGCCGGCGTCCCGGCCGCGAACCTCGGCGTCAGCATCGAGGAGACCGCCGGCTCCATCGCGCTCCTGGCGGCCAACGGCATCATCGGCGAGAAGGCCGGAACCAGCCTCCGCGGCATGCTCGCCTCCCTGACCTCCCCGTCCAAGGTCGCACAGAAGACCATGGACGAGCTCGGCATCAGCGTCTTCGACGCCTCCGGCAACTTCATCGGCATGGCCGGCGTCGCCGCCCAGCTACATGACCGGCTCGGCTCCCTGACCGAGCAGGAGCGGGCCTACGCGCTCGGCAAGATCTTCGGCAACGAGCAACTGCAAGCCGCCAACATCCTCTACCGGGAGGGTGCCGACGCCGTCCAGCAGTGGACCACTGCCGTCGACGACCAGGGCTACGCCGCGGACACTGCAGCCCGCAAGCTCGACAACCTCATGGGTGACCTCGAGCAGCTCGGCGGCGCGGTCGAGACCCTCCTGATCGGGACGGGCGAAGGGGCGCAGTCCCCGCTCCGCGGGACCGTGCAGTTGATCACGGCGATCGTGAACGGCCTCAACGCGATCCCGTCGGAGGCCAAGGGGTCGTTTGTGACCCTGTCCTCCATCGCAGCCATCGTGGGTGGCGCAACCTGGCTCGGCGCCAAGGTGATCGGCAAGGTTGGCGACTTCAACGCCAGTCTCAAGTCCCTCGCCGAGACCGCACCCAAGACCGCCCGCAGCCTGCAGCTCCTCGCCCGAACCGGGGCCCTAGTGGCAGGCCTGGAGATCGCGGGCATTGCGATCGACACCATCCGCGACAAGGCGATCGGCGCAGGTCCCCCTGTCGAGCAGCTCACCGCCGCGCTGGTCGACGCGAACAACGCCGAGTTCAACAAGCAGTTCGGCAGCGGCCTCATCGAAGCCCTCGACGCCCTGAACCAGTCCGGGATCGACGGGCTCGCCCAGGAGCTGAACAACCTGGCCGACAAGGGCGGCTCGGTCGGCCGGGCCATCGAGGTTGGCCTGGCGTCCTTCACAGGCATGCAGGGCCAGCTCGAGGGTGTGCGCACCGAGACCGGGGAGGCCGCGAAGGCCTTCGAGTCCCTCGACGCCGCTCTGGCTGGGCTGGTGTCCACCGGCGGGGCTGAGCAGGCCCGTGTCGTGTTCGACCAGCTGGTGGCCAGCCAGGGCCTGTCTGCTGAGCAGCAGCAGACCCTGATCAAGCAGCTTCCGCAGTACAAGGAGGCGCTCGCCGGCGCTGCCACCGAGGCCAAGCTCAATACTGGCGCCACCGACGATCTGACCTCGGCGACCTACCGGCTGCGTGACGGCACCGAGGTGACGGCCGAGGAGCTCGACAAGATCAAGGAGGCCTATCAGGACGCGCGTGACGCCGCCCGTGGGGTTGCTGAGGAGTTCTTCAACCTGGGTGACTCCCTCGATGACAGCAAGGTGTCGCTGGGTGAGTGGATCCACGACATGGAGGAGCAGGCCGCGGCGCTGCGGGACTTCCGTCGCAATGCCGAGGAGGCCGCCGACAAGGGCCTTCGCGAGGGGCTGATCGAGGCGCTCGAGGACGCCGGTCCGGCTGGTGCGCTGCGGATGAAGCAGCTCGCGAACGCGACCGACGAGGAGATCGACCGGGCAAACCGGGCGTGGAAGCGCGGTCAGGACGAGATCGACAAGTACGTCGACGCCACGACCGAGGTGCCGAAGGAGCTCACGACCGCGATCACGGTCGAGAGCGCACAGGCGCTGCAGCGGGTGAGGGACTTGGGTGCGGCCTTGTCGGGGCTGAACGACAAGACGATCTACATCACCACTGTCGAACGTACGATCCATCAGGAGGACCGGCTCGCCGGCCAGGGCGCGGGCGGCTCGGGCGGCGGACACGGCAGCCAGCCCCCGAAGCGGACCTACACGGGCGCCTCGGGGCGGACGTACGCCGGGTCGTCGGGTCTGCTTGCTGCCGGTGCTGCTCCGAAGATGACGGTCCTGGGTGGCGGAACCCCTTCGATCCCGCAGTCGGGGTTGCCGCCGAAGTACGGCGGGATCGACCCGGGCCTCGCGGTCACGCTGCCGTGGAACGCGTCCCCGGAGATCAAGGCCGCGGTCCGCGGGTTCGCCCCGGTTCTCTCCCAGGGGTCGGCCGAGATCCGCGCCGAGCTCCGCGACCTGCGCCGTTCGCTCAAGGACGCGGGCGGGGTGTGGAACGGCGCGATCGACAAGCAGGCCCACAAGCTTCTCGCGCTCGCTGGGAAATACGACGCGCAGGCTGATGCGCTCGACCGGTCTCGGCAGGCGCTCGACGACCTGTACGCCGCCCAGGCCTCCTACGCCCAACAGGTCGGTGGGCTGTTCAGCGCTAGCCCGTTCGGGCAGGGACTGGACTTCTTCGACGCCCTCGTCGGGGCGAACACCAACGACTCGACGTCCTGGCAGGGGATCCTGCAGCAGCTCATCGACCAGGGTCTGGACGGGCCGCTGCTGCAGCAGCTCGCCGCATCGGGTGACATGGCCACGGCGATGCAGTTGCTGGCCACAGGCCCGGCGGGGATCGCGCTACGGGAGCAGGCGTTCCAGGCGATGCTCGACGCGCAGCAGCGGTCGGGGTGGTTCGCGGCCGGCCAGGTCTTCGGCAACCAGATCACCAACCAGCAGCAGGTGGTCGCCGACAACGCCGCAGCACTGCGCGACCTCAAGGGGCAGATGCAGACCACCGAGCAGGCGTTGACGGACACGGTCAAGGCGGTCAACCGGTTCCCGGCCGAGGCCAAGGACGCCGTGCGGGACGGGGCGAAGACCGGCGCGAAGCAGGGCGTCAAGGAAGCCCTCGGAAACCTGGCGGGGAGGTAGTTCGCGGTGGCCTACCCCAAGGTGCAGCTCGTCGCCTCCCCGGACGTCAACGCCACCGTGCTGTACGACTTCAACGTCGACACCACCCGCAAGGTCGGCCGAGACGGGTTCGACCCCGGCGTACCGGAGTGGCGCGGCGAACCCGGCGTGAACGGCGGATCGTACGACTACCGCACCATCCGCTTCACCCACCTCCTCGACGCGACCAACGACACCACGGCCCGGGCCAGCCTGGCGACACTCGGTCAGCGCCTGCAGGCCGCCTCGAGCTGGCTGCTGATCCAGCAGCGGCAGTCCTCAGCGCCGACCTGGGCGAAGGTGTACCGGTCCTCCCCGGCCGCCTTGTCGTGGGACCGGGTGCAGATCCGCACGACGGCAGGCTCGGGCCCGGCGGCCGGGAAGTACGCGATCGAGCTCTCCCTCACCGCGGAGCCGCTGCTGGTGGGGGCGTTGGAAACCGCCGGGTCTGGGACAGTGTCGAACGACCCAGCCTCTGGATCGTTCCTGTTGCCGCTGTCGACGGTGAAGGGTGATGCGCCGGCGCCGGCGATCGTGTCGGTGCAGCCGTCGGCCCGTACCGATGGCGCGCTCCACACGCTGCATGTGACACCCGAACTCGCTGCCGGCACGGCGTCGCCGATCCTGTTGCAGGTCGGCTCCTCGGACGGCTGGTCGGTGTCGAACTTCGGGTCCGGGGTCCCCGATGCGGACTGGTCCGGCGGGTCCTATCGGCAGACCACCACGGGGACCGCGGGTCTGAGTCGGACATCGACGATTCAGCCGGGCAACTACATCGCCTACGTGCGCGCCGGCGGCCCCGTAGGCGCCGCGGGAGTGTGGCAGTTCATCCTCGCCTCCTCGGTGCTGGGTAACCGGTTCGTGGCGAGTGATCCGTACACGGTGATCGCTGGCACCGATGCGGCGCAGTGGCATCGGATCGGGAGGCTGAACGTTCCCCAGGGGACGGCCCTGACCCCCGAGCAGCTCGCCGCCGAGGCGACGGTGTCGACGTTCCTGCTGCTCCTCTGCAACCGGGTGGCGGGGTCGGGCAACCTGAATGTCGACGCCCTGTTGTTGGTGCCCGTCTCGGACAACTCCACGAATCTGGAGTGGATGGTGGCCGCGACGGCGGTCGACACCGCCGTCACCCGGGACGTCATCGACGCTGACCAGCGGGTCATCGTGGCCCGGGACACCTCGACTGGTGCGTTGAAGTACCGGCCCAACCCGGTCGCGCGGGGCGCCTACCCGGTGCTGCAGCCGGGGGCGAACGTGATGGTGATGCTCGGGGCGTGCGCGGGTGGCGCGGCGGACGCCACCGCCTTGTTGGCGGACGTGCCGAACCGGGGCGACGTGATCGGCGTGACGTCCACGGTCACGGTGACCTATCGGCCCCGCTACTTCTGGCCTCAGCCGTGAGCGCCAGCCCGCTCGAGGTCCGCATCGTTGACGGCGATCGAGACCAGTACGTCACTGCGGCATGCCAGGCACTGACCTTCACCAAGGCCGCGCCGGGCGGTCATGTCTCGGCGTCGTTGAACCTCAACATCGACCGGGCCGCCTGGCCGACGCTGGGCGACAACGACCGGCTGTACGTGTACGACCGTCGCGGTGGTCCACCGGTGTTCGATGGCTACACGAGTTTCCCGGGGCGCGGCGATAGTCGTGCGGGGCAGAGCTTTGACCTGTCTGCCAAGGGCGGCGTCGACCGGCTCCTCGACGACCGCCGTGCCCTGGTCTACATCGACAAGGCCGGCGACGGCTGGCAGAGAAACGGCTTCCCGCCAGCCAGCAGCATGCCCGCATCCGCCAGGGTCGAGTGGACCACCATCGACAACAACCAGGGCGTCACGGTCGGGTTCGCGGCCGGACAACCCATCGTCACCAACCAGGTCGCCCAGGCCAACTACAGCTTCGTCGGCACCGACACCGAGTTCGGCGCGCTCGCGCTCACCTTCGTGTCCGGCAAATCGGACGCCAACTGGCAGGACTGGCTCGGCTGGAACAACAGTGGCGCCGCCGGGCTCACGACCATCTCCGCGACACCGATCACGACCGGCTGGTATGTCGGCGGCGGGGTCGTGCCGACCGGGACCACGTCGATCCAGCTCTCCATCCTCCGCAACGGAGGGAACACGACGCTGGTCGACGACAACACCTGGACGCTGTTTCACACGGTGCGAATCCTGGGCCGGCGAATGGACAAGACCGGCGTCCTGGTCACCGGCTCCGGCGGGATGGTCACCGCCGACTACGTGCTGGCCTCCTGGGTCGTGGCCGACCTGATGGGCCGGATGATGCCGTGGGCCGACCCCGCAGCATCCGCCATCACTGCCAGCGGCGCCCAGATCGACCAACTCGCCTACCGCGAAGCCGTCGACTGCTCCCAGGTCCTCAACGACCTCGCCGTCTACGAATCGGACTACCTCCACGAGGTCCTGCACACCACCGGCACCGGCAAGCACATCGTCAACTACCGTGCCTGGCCCACCACGGCCCGCTACATCATCTCCACCCAGGACGGCTTCACCCAGCCCGGCTCCGACCAAGGTCTCTGCAACCGGGTCGTCGTCTCCTTCACCGACGCCGACGGCACCCCACGCACCGAGCTGGTGTCCATCACCGTGGCCGAGCTCGGGTCCCGGATCCGGCATGCCAGCGGCATCACCCTCCCCGCGGGGATGGGCAGCCAGGCCAACGCCCAGATCGTCGGCGCTGCGGTGCTCGCCGACATCAACCGGTCGACGGCGTCAGCGACGGCGCGGGTGACGCGGAAGGTGCAGGACATCTACCTCGGGCGGCTGGTGGACCCGTGGGAGATCGAGCCTGGGTGGCTGGTCCGGGTGTTGGAGACCGGTGATGAGTTGCGGCTGACGCAGGTGACGTACAGCTGGTCGGCGGATGGGGAGTCGGAGGCGCAGTTGACGCTAGGCCGGCCGGTGTTGTCGTTGGCGCAGAGGCTGCAGCGGTTCCAGGGTGTGCTGCGGCGCGGCGGGTCGCTCAGCGGGCTCGTTCAGACCTGATCCCGAGACTCGGAGGGGAGTTCCCGCGTGCTGCTGTGGCTGACGCCGTTGGATGTGTCGTACCAGGTTGCCGGGATCGCGGCGGGCGTGGCCGGGCTGGTCTATCTGATCCGACTGGCGCTGGTCCTGACAAGCAAGGTCAACGAGCTCAACGCCCTGACCGTCGAGACCCACCACCAGGTGGTGGTCAATGGCCGCAAGGATCGGAACAACCCGACCTTGCCGGATCAGCTCACCACTGTCATCGAGCGCATGGACGTCTCTGACGCGACGCAGAGGGACCTGGTGTCTCAGGTGCAGACCGCCGTCGTGCTGGCCCAGCAGGCGGTGGAGGGTCAAGAACGGATCGAGAAGCGGGTCGGCGCGATCGACTCCCAAGTCACTGGGATCAACACGCGTCTCGACGCCGGGGAGAAGCGGTTCCAGAAGATCGACCGGGCGACGAAGGCGCTCGAGGACGTGGCTCGGACCCAGCACCCGGAGTCGTACCGCGAGCCCGGCGACTTCGAGGACTGAGCAGCGGTCCATCTGACGCGCGGTAATCCGCGCGGAATTCGGCACACCCATAACTGGACAGCGGGAGGCACTCGTGAAGCGTCGCGCCACCCGCTATGTGGTCGCCAACCTCGCCTGGCAGCTGAATGGTGACACCCGACTGCTGCGCCAGCTGGCGCAGACCGCCGACGTGCTCGCCCTCGTCGAGTGCCGCACCCGCGACAACAAGCCCATCGACGTCGCCACGGCGCTCGGCCCTGCCTGGGTCACCGCTCAGGACACCACGACCAGCGCTCGAGCCGGGTCGGTCGTCGCCGTACGCCGTACCCCCGACCTCGTGTTGCGCTGGTCCAGGCTGGTCCTGGCCTCGCCTGCCGGTCCGGGGGTGCAGGACCGGTACCTGCGGATCGCGCACATCATCGACCACGGTCGCCCGACCCGGGTCGGGGTGCTGCACAACCCGCTGCGTGCCACTGGCCGTCAGGACGACGCTGTGCGTACCGCCCGGGCGTGGGTGGGTCGGATGCGTGCGGTCCGGGCTCTGCGGCCCCGGCTGCGGTGGATGCTCGCCGGCGACTTCAACATGGCGCCTGTCGCGATGAGGCGCCTGGTGCACGCTCCCCACTCTGCCGGACGGGGCGTGCTCGGCATCGTCTGGTCGCGCAGCTGGGGTGATCCCTCGGTGACCGCCGTGGAGGTGCAGGGCACCGATCACGCCGTGCTGACCTTCCGGGCCTCCCGATGAGTGTGCGGTTCGACCGGCTCTCGGTGCGTGACGCCCTGGTCCTGCTGGGCGGTCTGACCGGTGCCGCGGTGATGCGGCTGGCAGGCCCGGTGCTGCGGCGGGTGGACGACGCCCAAGCCGGACTCGACGACGACCAGGAGGACTGATGCTTCTCCTCGACCTCCCTGCCGCTATCGCGGCCGCCGGTCTGCCGGTGGTCGAGGTCGCCGGCTGGCGTACGCGCGGCCATGGCGAGCTCACGACCGTGCAGACCATCGTGTGCCATCACACCGCGACCGCCGCGTCGGCGTCAGGCGACTACCCCTCGCTCGGAATCGTCGTCAACGGCCGACCCCACCTCGCCGGGCCGCTCGCCAACCTGGGCCTCGGAAGGTCGGGCACGGTCTATGTGATCGCGGCCGGGGTGGCCTACCACGCCGGGGACACCTGGTCACCCAGCCAGGACAACTGGCACGCGATCGGCATCGAGGCCGAGCACGACGGGATCTCCCCGTGGCCGTCGGAGCTGGTCGACGCCTACGCGCGGCTGTGCGCCGCGCTGGCCGCCCACTACGGGCTGGGAGCGGCGCGGGTGCAGGGCCACAAGGAGGTATGCAAGCCCGCCGGGCGGAAGGCCGACCCGAACTTCGACATGACCGCGTTCCGCGCCCGTGTGGTGGCCCGGATGCACGACCAGGAGGACGACATGCCGTCACCGAAGGACTGGACCGCCGAGGACTGGTCGGTCGTCGACGCGCACCTCGACGCCCGGCTGGCCGCCTTCGGGAGGCAGGCCGGAGACCTCATCAAGGTCACCAACTCGGCCGACCCCAAGAAGCCCAAGTGGTCGCTCTCGACCGCACTGACCTCGCTCTACAAGCGCACCGCCCCAACGAAGGAGAAGCCGTGAACCCGCTCAACGACTACCCGAAGATCCGCAAGGCGCTGTACGTCGTGCAGTGGGTCGTCAACGGCGTCCTGACCTTGGCTGGCGCCTACTTTGCCGCCACCGGGACCGCCCTGGGCGACCTGCCGCGCTGGTACACCGTCGCGCTCGCACTCGGCCCGGTCCTGTGGACCTACCTCGGCGTGACCGCCCAGGCCAACACCGACACCCAGGAGGGCTGACCCGTGGCTGACATCGTCTTCAACATCGCCAAGGGCCGCGTGGCCGAGCTCTTCAACCGGGTGGACTCCAACGACCCGTCGAACTCGGCCATCGTGGTGATCCCGCTCGACCGGGGCGCGACCACCGACGCAACCTTCCGCGACCTCGACACCGGCGCGGCCGTCATCGCCGCGGCGACCGAGCGGACCACGGGCGGCTGGTCTCGCAAGACGCTCACCGACGCCGACCTCTCGGCGCTGTCGGTGGACGACACCAACGACCGGATGCCCGCGACCATTCCCGCGATCACGTGGGCGGGGGTGACGGCGGGCGCGGTGACGGACCTCCTGTTCTGCTACGACTCCGACACCACGGGCGGCTCGGACTCGAACCTGATCCCGCTGACGCTCAACGCGTTCGCGATCACGCCGGACGGCTCCGACGTCACGGCGAACGCCGGCGACGTGTTCCGGGCGTCGTGA